TCATTCAGACGTGTACAATAGCACTCTTTCTGCTTATGGGACTTTTGACCGCATGGCTCGGTATAGTGATTTTTCTGAGATGGAATCTACCCCCGAGATTGCTAGCGCCTTGGACATCTACGCCGAAGAAAGCTGCTCGCAAGATGCCGAAGGGCGAGTCCTCCACATTCACTCCAACAATCGAAAAGTCAAGGAATTACTAGAAACTTTATTCTATGATACGTTGAACATTAATTTTAATATGGTGATGTGGACAAGGAACTTGTGCAAATACGGTGACTTCTTCTTGTTCAACGATGTCTCGCCAGAGTTTGGCGTTATCAATGCTTACCCGGTCCCTATCACCGAGATGGAACGAGAGGAAGGATATGATGCAAATGACCCAAGTGCCGTGAGATTCAGATGGATCAGTCAGGGGAATACCATCCTTGAAAATTGGCAAGTCTCTCATTTTCGCTTGTTAGGTAATGATGCATTCTTGCCGTATGGCTCCTCTGTGTTGGAAGCAGCACGTAGAATATGGCGACAATTAATACTGATCGAAGATGCTATGATGGTGTATCGTGTTATACGTTCACCTGAAAGAAGGGTGTTCTATATCGATGTAGGTAATGTACCGCCCGAAGATGTTGCAAATTATGTCGAGCAAGCTAAGAATTCTTTAAAAGTGAACAAAGTGGTTGGAAGCTCTGGTGGTAACGTAGATCTAAGATACAACCCAATGGCCGTAGACGAAGATTACTTTATTCCTGTGAGAGGTGGCGACACTGGCACACGAATTGATTCATTATCAGGTGGTCAGAATACTTCAGCAATCGAAGACGTAGAATATATCCAAAAGAAATTATTTGCGGCGCTTAAAATACCGAAAGCGTATCTAGGATATGATGAAGAGGTAGGTTCAAAAGCGACTTTGGCGCAAGAAGATATACGATTCTCTCGATCAATTGCCAGAATACAAAAGACGTTAATTGCAGAGCTCAACAAATTAGCGATGATTCATTTGTATGCACACGGGTTTGACGGAGAAGATCTTCTTGACTTTTCTTTAGCATTGTCTAATCCCTCTTCACTTGCTCAGCAACAGAAATTAGCTCTAGTTGAACAAAAGTTCAGCATCGCCGGTTCTGCACCAGAGGGTATGGTGTCAAAAACTTGGATCTACCAAAATATTTTTGGATTCAACAAAGATACCATCGAACAGATACAAAACGATCTCATAAGAGAAAAATTGGAAGCAATGGAAGTTGAAAATGCCGGTGGTAGCGGCGAAGAAGGCGGAGGAGATGATGGAGGCGGTGGCGGCGGAATGTTCGATGCAGACAGACCAACTGGCCAAATCCTTGATGGTGATACAGATATTAAGATAATACCACAATTAGGTGAAACGGATATTATTATTGATGATCATGAAGACAACGAAGAAGATGAATTTTTAGATCTTGAGAAAATTTCACAACATATTGGAACAGGTAGTGTCAAAGCAGATGACACCGCGAAAGGTGTATTTGGTCAAGACATTAAGAAGAAAAGAGACAGATCGGTTAAGTTTGGTTCTGAAGCGTTGCACATGCCTGACATGCATAGCATGGTTTCTAACAAAAGATCTCAAGATTCTATGAATGATCCCTATGATGCATCATGGGTCAGAAATTGGGGTAGGCGAAATCAATTAGAATCAAACCATCAACGATTGGCAGATGTAATTGCCGGCATGGATAACGGCATTAAAGATATAGTGCCTGAAACAATCAAACCATCTATGTCTTATGACACCCAAAGAATGTTAGAGAAAATGAATTCTAAGTTAGGAATACGCAAGTTAATGACCGAATCGAAAAATTATGAAACACTAATTGAAGAAAATTTTGATTTAGATTTTGAATTGGAGAATGACGATGACAACTAAATCCCACAACAAAAAAAGAAATGTCGGGATTATCTACGAACAACTCCTTGCAACCGCTGCGCAAGGTATCGTAGAAAATAACCAAACTATAACCAACAAAGCTCAGAGAATCATCAAGCGTTTTTACAAAGATGGCACTGAAATTTACAAAGAGCATCGTCTATTCAAGGCGATGGTCGAAGTTGAAATTAAAGATGGATCCTTGGCCACTAAAATATTGCAAGAGGCCAAGAAGGCTGCAAGAACACACAACGTGCAAAGACTTGAGCGGGAAAAATCAAGAATGATCAAAGAAATAAATCATTCCTTTGGCAAAAAATTCTATTCACAAAGAGTGAATAATTACACAAACTATGCAACGGTGCAAACTTTACTAAATGATTGGCGGTTATGGAAAGATGCAGATTTCAATAGAGTGACACTATATGAAGCGAAAGCCCATGCAATACTGTTAGAGCCGAAGCAACAAAAGAGCTTGATGGAACAACATGACCAAGACGTTGATAACCTTGTGGTGAAGGTTATGACAGATAAGTATAACGAAAAATACGGCAAATCTCTTACCGAAGTCCAGCAAATGCTAATAAAGCAGTATGTATTTGCAGAAAATGGTGATTCAAAAGGATTCAAGAACATGTTGTCTAGAATCAAAGAAACTGTGATTCATGATCTTGTCGATTATCAAAATGATTGTGATAATAACCACGTTGCAAACAAAATTAACGAAGTCAAGGAAGATATACGGTCCTTGGACATAAATACTCTTGACGACCAGACAATGACTCGTTTTCTAACGTTGTGTGACCTGTCAGAAGAATTGCGGAGAAAATAAATGAGCGCACTTAAATTAATTACTGAATGGTCTGCGTGGGAATACGATAAAGAGAAGACACTTACTGAGGCTTCTTCCAACGGTGGTCGTTATATCATGCGTGGTATCTTACAAAAAGCGAATACACTCAATCAGAACGGCCGTGTGTATCCTATCGACATTCTAGAACGTGAAGTTCGTAACTATCAAAAGTTTATTGCGGAGAACAGAGCTCTTGGAGAGCTTGATCATCCTGATTCTTCTGTAGTGGAATTAAAGAACGCATCTCACATTGTAAGAGAAGCATACATGCAAGGTGACATCTGTTATGGTTCTGTTGAGATCTTAGATACACCTTCTGGCAAAATCCTTAAGTCGCTAGTCGATTCTGGCGTAACTCTTGGTATTAGCTCACGTGGTGTAGGTTCTACACGAAAAGAAGGCGATTATCAGGTCGTACAAGACGATTTTCAACTGATTTGTTGGGATTTTGTGACAGAGCCGAGTACACCGGGAGCCTTTATGATGAAAGAGGGCAAAGAAATAAATGAAAGCGATCTCAATCGTCACTTTACGAAAAGCGACAGGATCGATAGAATATTTAATGACATTATATCGTGGAGGAAAGAATAATGGCTGGTTATTACGATAGAGACAGAACTGTCCCTGGTAGTTCAACGCAACGAGATGGTGCTGGCACAATGAATCATGTATATACCCATCACGGAAACACGGCTGAGTATTTGGCTTCCGGATTTCCTTGGGTGTATCATCACGGTGCGGATATGGACGATCAAAGAATAGAATTTCCATTTGTAACACAGTGGGTTATTATTTCTGCACCATCTGCAGATGCGCACATTGCGTTTAGACCTAGCCAATCAGATGTTGCAGCAAGTACAGTTTCTAATAAATTTATTATTCCACAAAATTCGGCAATATGTTTACATATCAAATGCGTTGATATTTGGGTCGATTCTGGCGGTCAAACAGATGTGTCAGTGATGGCTGGTTTGACCGGTGTCCCGAGAGACCAATTTCCTTCAATAGTTGGATTGGAAGGAATCGCGACAGCTAAGACAGCTTCTGGTTCAGACGCAATTGCAACAGTGACACCATCATAATATAGGAAGGTTAGAGTTATGGCTAAAGTTAAACGTTCAGTTTTGAAAGAGATAGTTAAGGAATGCTTGTTAGAGATTTTGTTCGAAGGAATCGATTCTGAGCCAGGGTATGATGAAGAGCCGATAAGGGAGGCGCGTCAACCTCGTCGACGCGCAGCCCGCCCTTCTTCAAAGCAAGACCTTACAGCAGCTGTGAAAAGACAGACAGCAGTCAAAGAAAACTATATTGAAAATGCTGTAACAGAATTAACACAAGATCCGATGATGGCAGCTATCTACGCAGACACTGCGAGATCTACTTTACAAGAACAAAAAGAAGGCAGGCGTCCTCCAGCAGATAATGCTGCTGCAGTAGTAGAAAATGTAGATGACATGAGCGCAATTTTTGAAGGCGCTGGCAATTGGGCTGCAATCGCATTTGCTGGAAGCGGAGAATAATTGTTATTATTTATGAGCAAACTATAATTAGATTTGTTCAGCTATTAATAGGAGATTTCCATGAGAAAGAATACAAGAAAAAATCGCAGATCTGCTGCTAGAAAAATAACCTCTGCCGAATTGCGACAGTTAGTTATGGAAGAAGCTGCAAAGCTTACTGGTGAACTTGAACCAACTGAAAAAGTCCAGGCTGAAGAAGTTGACGCTGACGGTTATGCAGATTCGATCGAACACGATTTAGACATATACAAAGCTATGAAAATTAAAGAAGCAAGAATGCGTCGTGAATATAGAAAATTAGTTAGAGAAGCTCGCAAAGTTCGTAAAAACAAGATGATTGCAAAGAAGAGAATCATCAGGAAATTAAAATAGGAGAACATAGATGCCTACTCATTCACAAATTACAGTTGAACCAGATGAGAACCAAACTGCAAGCGGTTCAAAAGCCAACAGAGCGGCTTTGAAATCCATGTTTGGGAACGCACCATATCATAACGATTACACTAAAGAGCAAGTGAAATCTCTTGCGCAAGCACTGCTGCTTGATGGTGAAGTGAATGATATGGGACACACATTTGGAACGTACAATAGAGATTACACCGATGCACCTGACTATGGAGATGTTGAAACTGGAGCTGGCGGATTACCTGCCTCTGCTTGGGCACCAAATCCAAGTTCACCAGCCGATGGCGTGAACAACCCAGGATCAATGCCGGCTGCACCAGACGGATACGCAACCGTACCTGCAGACAACTGGGGTAATGGTGTCGGATCACAATTATCACCAAAAGCTTCATCTGCTGCAATTTCTACACAGAAAATTGGCGACTTACCATCTAACAGATCGAGTTAGTAAATGAAGCCATCAAAGGTTTCGATAGGTGGTGGTAATTTTCCAGCATCGCATTTGGACGCCAGAGACGACCTGGGATATGGTCGTCTCAGTCCAAAGTATCATGTTCCAAAGATGCTAGGAAACGACGTTTACCCTTATCGAGACCAAGATGAAGACTTAGAGCATGTAGAAACATTTCTAGATGATGAAGAAGAAGAGGAAATGTGGGATCGTATGACTGGCCCATCCGGATTCGATCCGGGCGGAGGTCATTATGATCCCTTTTCTTTTGCTGGTTCCAACACATCACTTCATGGGCCTGCAGCTATTGGTGAAAACTTTGCTAAAAATTCAATGGTTCCGTTTCCAACCATGCATAAAAATCGAGGAGTCTCTGCTGTAGGTGGAACAAAAGTTGGCACAGCAAGAGGCGAAGGCAGTACAATGAGTCCAACCATTGATACTGGAGACAGGTGGGGTTGGAGTAATCCCGTCTACAAAGAAATTGATACAGATTTGGAAAACGAGTATAATTACACTCTAGAAGACATTGCCTCTGACGAAGAAGATGCGCTTCGAGAATGTATACGCCTAATTATATTGAGGACACTATGAGTAAAGGCCACAATTTTTCTGTCAAGAGAAACCCACGATTGGCAGGTAAGAAAACCGATGAAGAACAAAATAATATTTTAGTGAAGAAATTTTTGAAAAAATGGAAATTATCCGGTATCCTACGAGAAATTAAAGAGAAATCTTACCCGCAAACAAGAGGCATGAAAGCACGAAAAAAGCGATACCTCGGAAAAAGGCGGAATAATCGCAAACAAAGCCGATAATTAACAAGTGAAGTTTAAGTTTAATTATAATTAACGAAAGGGAGTACCGTAGATGAGTAGTTTATACAAAGATGCCATTGCAGATGCCCGTAAATTGAGAGAGACTGCGGAGCAGAATGCTAAGAATCGTATTATCGAAGCTGTAACTCCAAAACTCCGGAAATTAATCGAGCGACAAATCGCTGAAGGTAGCGACGTTGTAGATGATGATTTGGATACAGGTTTTTTAGATTCGCCGGATGCGATGGATCTATTAGATGATGAAGAATCAGAATCGTTCGATGCACCTGCAGCCGAACCTATGGCAACAATGCCAGAACCAATAGATGTTGAATCTGATGGGCTTGCTTCTATTGAAGTGGTCCCAGATAAAGAAGATTCTATTGAAGCAAAAGAATATGAAGACGAATCACAAAATAAGTCTGTTCATGTTAATATCACTGTTGAAAGTAGAAATCAACTACTAAGACATCGTGCTATTCGTTTAGTTAAAGCACTAAGTGAAGCAAAAACACGTAAACAGCGAAATAAAATTCGCAAACAACTTAAAGTTTTGCGTGAAGCACTTATAATTACAGAAAACCGCCAGAACAAACGACTGGCAAATAACCTATCAGTTATCTTAAAGGAGAGTAATACTATGAGACGACGTAGAAGAAACAGCTGGTTGTTCGAAGGTGATGAGCCTGAAGCTAGTGAAGAGCTCGATTTGGGCTCAGATGATGGAGACGCTGGTGGCGATTCTATCGAAGACATGTCATTGTCAGATCTTTTGTCAATGGCTGCTGACAAAGCAGAAGACCTTGAAGAAGGTGGATCTGATGACGATGATCTAGACATGGACGATGATGACGATGATGCACTCGATCTTGGCGATGAAACCTATGAATCAATGGGTGAACAAGATGAAATGGGTGATGAATCTGATGAAGAAGATTGTGCCGACGAGATCAAAGAATCAGATGAACTTGATCAATGTGAATCTGACGAAAAGGATGAAGCTGACGAGATTGTAGAAATTAGTGAATCAATGCTACGTCGTGCCTTGAGAGGAACAAGAAGATCTTCTAGAAGAGTCAACGAATCTCGTAGAGCACGTATCGCTAGAGCTCGTCGTCGTAGACGCCTTGCTGAAGCTGAAGCTAGGGAAGCTGCAGCCAACTTTGGTGGCGGTAAAGCTGAAGCTGAAATGTTCGTCGACGTTGATGAAAATACTCTACTTAATGCTCTTGCCGAAGAACTCGGAGATGGAGCAAACTCAACAGCAGCACAAGGATCTGCTCCTGCAGTTGCCGGACATTACGGTGGTGGTTCCGTTGAGAAAGGCGCAGTGATGGAAGCAAGACGACACAGTCGTACTCGTAGAAATCTTCGCGAAGCCAAAAGAGCCGCTCAAAAGAATGCTCGTGTAGCTCGTGCTGCTAAGGCGGAACTTAAAGAATCAAATCTATTCAATGCGAAATTGTTGTATGTAACCAAATTGATGCAACAGCATACTCTAAACAACAAGCAACAGCGTGCTATTATCGAGGCGATGGACAATGCCAAGACTCAACGCGAAGCCAAGTTGCTTTTCACCTCATTGAACGAATCTTTGAACAAAAGATCAGCTAAGCTGAACGAATCAAAGAAGACCATCAATGAATCAAGAACTTCTTATTCTAACAGATCACTTCAGTCAGGTCAGGCGCCTCGCAACAGTGGAGTTGAGTTGGATCGTTGGGCAGTTCTTGCTGGTATCAAAAAATAACTTCAAATCAAATATAAAGGAGAGACAATATGTCTTTTACAATGAAAACTTTGACCGAAGGTATCCGCCAGCGTCACATGGGTGCACAACACCAACGATTGACTGAAAAGTGGAACCGTACTGGTCTTCTTCGTGGCCTTGAAGGCTACAACCGTGAAAACATGGCAGTTATGCTTGAAAACCAAGCTGCTCAACTGCTTAGAGAAACTAATACTCTTGGAACTTCTAGTGGTGGCGCTTCCGGCGACATTCGTGGTTTCCAAAACGTTGCATTTCCAATCGTTCGTCGTGTGTTCGGTGGATTGGTTGCTAACGAACTTGTTTCTATCCAACCAATGTCACTTCCAAGTGGACTTTTGTTCTACTTAGATTATACTTACGGAACACCCGTTGGTGGTATCGGTGACCAATCAAGTCCAGCCGATGGTGATACAGCAGATTCTGGAGAATCTTCACTTTACACTGAAGGACAATCTATTTACAACAACCCAACTGGTGTCGGTGTTCGCTCTGGTTCTCTTGGTGTAGGTGGGCAATACGACCTTCTTGGTTCTGGTTATTCTCGTAGACATGATGTCAACGACAGCCTTGCGCTTGGTTTTGCTGGTGCTGACGGTGCTGATAATGCCCAGTTGATTAGTTTGACTGACGCTGGAGTTTGCGCGGCAATTAATAGTGCATCCCACTCGGCCGGATCGTCTTTCTATACAACACTTACAGGGTCTGTTGGCAAGCTTATTGATTTTGATTCATCTATCGCTGCATCTCTTGCATCTGGTGAACTAACTGGACTTTGCTTCATGTTGGTACCATGTGTTGGTACATCCAGTTCAAACGCCGCAAGAATTGCCATCGGTGGTTCCTCTGC